AATCGCACAGTTGTTGTTGTTGCGCCGCGTATTTTGTTGGCGGAGCAGTTATGTTCTGAATTTCTAGAACATATCACAAACGTGAGTGTTCTTCATGTTCACTCAGGTGAGACACATTTTTTCAGCACAACTAAAACAAAGCAGATCAAGTTGTGGAGTAAGTACACTCGTGGCAGGAAACTTATCTTTACTACTTACAACAGTTTGCAGCGCATTGTAGACGCTGAGATTGACATTCACACTGCTTATTTTGACGAAGCGCATAACAGTGTGAAGCGCAACTTTTTCGCACCTACAGAACAACTTAGTCAATCTAATTCACGGGCGTTCTTCTTCACTGCAACTCCAAAGTACAGCAGCACAGTGTTCAAACCTGGCATGAATATGCCTGAGATTTATGGTAATACGATCTGCAATGTTCCTGCTCCTGAGTTAGTCGAAGGTGGATATATCTTGCCGCCCAAAGTTGTAGTGAAGAAGATGGAAATGGCA